AACAGCTTGCTAATGGCTTTAGCGGCTGTAATCTCTGCGCTGGTCAGTGAGGCTATCTGTTGCTTTTCATTTTCGTCAGATGTTTGGATAGTGCCGTTGGTGGCGTAGACATCATCCCAACGATTAGCAATTGCACCTAAATCTTTTGCGTTGTCGCTTAAAGTGCCGCCACCCGAAGTAGGGCCAACACCTGCATTGTAACAAAAGATACCTGTATTTGGACCTGCAAAGTAGTTGTAGGAATTCGTAGTAGACCCAATACTCCCCACATCAGTGCCGTCTTTGTTAAATCTTAAAATAGTTCCATCAGAGGTATTTCTACGAAGCAACAAAGAAGCATCACCATCTCTTACAAGAGATGCAAAACCATCTGATTGAAATCTTGTTCCAACTGTTGAGTTATCACTAGCCGTCTTACCCACCAGCAAGTTGCCATTGTTGTCAATGCGCATACGTTCTGAAGCTGTGCCACTGCTGGCTGTTGCAAACTCAATGTTTCCATTAGTGTTTTGCAGGATGTAAGAATTGGCTTTAGTGTTGTCGAAAGGCGTGAAAGCCGCACCTGTTGACAAATATATGTTTGCACCATGAAGCAAAGCAGAGGGTGTCGTTCCTGAATAGTAACTCTGAACGATTGCGTCCCCATTATTATTTTGGTTTTGGAAACGAATGCCGTTGTCAGCACCACCAGAAGTATAAATAGGCGATGTAAGACTTAAATCAGCATCAGGCGAAGTAGTCCCCAGCCCTAATCGCTGTGTGGAAGCATCCCAGAACAAGCCTTGTGTTGTGCCATTATCAGCGTAAAAGGAGATGTCGCCTGAGCTATTGTCAATTCTAAGTCTGTTTGTAGCAGAGGATTTATTATCTACCAGTGTTCTAATGTCAAAAGCAGAGCCATTAACTTGAAAACGTGTATTCCAATCAGTGGCATCGGTTTGCATCATGTCAAACAACACAACTGAATCAGATACTTGTGCGTCACCATCAACAGTCAGCCCATCAGCCGTCACAGTGCCAGTGACATCAATGCCTGCGGATGTGGTTCCAAACTTTTTGACGTTGTCGTAGTAGAGGTCAACAGAACCGTCAGGCGTAAACACACCCATCGGTTCGTAAGGTGTTTTTTGTATATTTACATTTACGCCGTTTGTTCTGATTGCTAACGAACCAGTGCCTTCATCACTAATAAAGCTATTGGAACCATCATGATAAATCTGCAAGTCATTGCCAGCACCAAACTGCGCCTTGTCGTTGTCGCCAAAGTTGATGTTGCCAGTCGTGGTTAGGCCAGTAACTGTAACATCTTCTGCCGAAAGAGTGCCGTTAGTAATTGTAAAGTCACCCTTTACGTTACCGCCAAAAATACTAAAGGTATCATACACAACAACCTCAACCACATCGGATGCAGTCAAGGCGGCGAGTCCACCAATCGTGTTGGCAGTCGTTGTGTTGTAATCTGTTCCAGCAACAAGGGCAACACCGTTCAGTGCGACATCTACATAGTTGCCATCAGTAAACGTCAGCGTATTGCTGTTGTCATCTGCACCACTTAATGATGTCTCACCGCCCGTAGCAGTAAAGTAATACCTGCTACGAACAGCTTGTGAAGGTGTCTTACCCAAATATGCCATGCTATGCTACCTCTGCAGCTTCATCCTTGTCAGCGTCCTGTACAGACCTGATAAGTTCATTTGTAAAAACATTTTGTGCAGCTTGAACTTGGTCTAGTTCAAACCTGATATTAGTGGCTTTATTTTGACATGAGCGAATCTGGTTAATCAGATAAGTCTGCTGCTCATTCATGTCTTCTGTTTTATAGTCTTTGCCATCAATAGTAATTACGTTATCAGTCATGTTATTATCCTACCAACCTGACGGTGTGCGCTGACCAGTTGGCGGTGATGCCAGTGCTGAAACTTGCTCATCCAGTGTGGTCTGCATTTCTGCTTCAGTCTTGCCCAAGCTGTTCAGTACCCAAGTCTTGCAGTTATCTTTTGTCACGCTATCAAAAGCAATGAATGAAGAATCACCTGCATCTGGTGTTGCCAGACCAACAGAACCGTATGCGCTGACAGACAAAGCGTTACCATCCGCATCTGTTTCGCTGTCGGATACAGCAGTCATACGCCAGTGAACAGTCTGAATTACATCGTCATGCCCATTCTGTGCGCTGTTGTTTACGTCAAGTGTTGGGAAATCCCAAGTGTATGTGTTAGCCATCGGTTACTCCTTATACGCTTTGTGCGTCCATTGCGTTCTTATATGCAGTCTTTACTGCGTCTGTCCACACAGCAGTAGCAATACCTTGTACCTCTGTTGATTCAGATGATGTGTCATAGTCTGACCATGTATCGCCTGACTTCACACAAGGATGAATTACCTTGCGGCTGAAGCTACGGCTAATCTCAGTGCCATCGTCTTTGATTACTGTAGCTGTCCGTATCTGGATAGCTTTATAATCACCAACTACTTCAATCTTATCTTCAACTGTTTCTTTTGTTAGTGCCATTTTTATCTCCTTTGGCTGGACTGACTACCTGATAATCCAATCAGGTTATGCGGCTTTGTAAGAGCCAGTGATTAATAGCGCTGAAAGAACAGAACACTCCGTTCCTAACATAGCTGAACCATCCCAATTATAAAGCTGAATGGTTGTAGAATTTGCAGTTTTATGCACTAATATGTTTCCATCACTTTTGAAACTAGCCATATAATTTACAAAAGCCCCACCATAACTTAAAATATTTGCGGATGTAAAAGGTAGCCCAGATATAATGAAATGTGATGAGTTTCCAGTACCAGTAGCTAAATCTAAATTTATTTGAAAGTGAACTAAATCACCAACTTTTGTGTAATGCCCATTATTATATTGATAAGTAGGGCTAGTAACGCCAGAAGAAACTGTGACCGTGAAGCTACCTTCCTCATAGTCATCCAGATAATTAGCAGAACCTGTGCCGCCTATGTAAGCACCGCCAGATAGGTAGAGGTCTTTGAAGCGTTGGGTTGAACCCCCTAAATCTATTGAAGCGTCATTTGCAGATGTATTGTCTGGCCCCTCTGGGTTTATTCTATTGTTGGTATCGTCAAAGAAAAGACCTACATCACCGTCACCAATTTTTATACGTCCTGCTCTAGTCCCAATACTCCCCACAGATGTGCCGTCTTTGGCAAGGTTCAAAATAGTGCCATCGCTTGACCTACGGTTCATTTGCATAGCCGCTGCATTACTTGCGGTAGAAGTAATTTGACCGTTGGACTTTATTTCCCCACCATCAGTGGCGAAAGACGAACTCGTCTTACCCACCAGCAGATTGCCTGATGAATCAATCCGCATACGCTCTGAGCCGCCAGTCAAAATCCGCAATGGATTGTTGTTAGCAACTAAAATATTTGCATTAGACGAACCTCCATATATAAGAAACTCATCACTTGAGCCTGCATTAAGATTGATAGCTGGCACAGAACCGTTTATTTCAACCCCACTTGCAGAACCGCTTGCAGTTGCTAAACTAGGCGAAGTAGTCCCGATGCCCACGTTGTTATTTGTGCTGTCAACGTACAGCGTGTCAGTGTCTACAGTCAGCCCATCAGACGTAACAGTGCCAGTGACATCTAAAGTTGTACTAGGACTGGCATTATTAACGCCTACCCGATTATTAGTAGAATCAACTACAAGGGTATTGCCGTCAATCTGAGCATCACCAGTGACAGTCAATTCATCTGCTGTATTAAATCTTGTTACACCTGCACCAATGTAGCCCATTGTCTAATCCTTACGTAATGTCAAGATGGCTAAGAACAACGTCAGCAGATGACGCAGTATTGGATGTAACCTTAATTGCATCACCCGGCTCAAGTACAACCTTCTGGTCACCACCAATAACAACAAGGCTAGAACCTACAGGTACAGGTGCAGCCTTAATAATATAGACACTATCTTCTGCACCACTTGTACGACCACTAGCATCTAGCTGAACATCAACTTCAATTTGACTAGTTACTATATTAGAAATAGTCAAACCGATAATAGTTGTTTCAGTAGATGCAGGGCAAGTATAAATGGTAGCAGCCGATGTACCTACACCAGTATCTGTTTCACTTAGAAAAGCGTTTGCCATTATTTTCTCCGATTAATTATACAGTAATTATAGCATATTTTACTGTGCTTGTCAACGATTATTTAACCTAACGCAATAGAGAGTGCTACTGCTGCGTTATCTGCGGCTGTTGCAGCAAATGCTGTAGTAGCAACTGTTGTATTACTTGTGCCAGCAGTTTGTGTGGTAGCTGTCGTGGCAGTGTTGATAGTGCCATTTAGGTCACCACGAAACGTAGTAGCATTAACAGTGCTAGATACAGTGATACTACTAGGCAAACCAATTGTTACAGTATTGCCTGTAGCACTTGTTTCTATTTCATTTGAAGTGCCAGCAACAGTAAGCGTTTCACTATCTAAGTCAATAGCAATTGTACCAGAATCTGAGGTAATATCTAAATCTTGTGCGGTAACCTGTGAGTCTACATATGATTTAATTGCTTTAGCAGATGCCAGTGTAGTATCTGTGGCTGCAACAGATGTCAGGTCAGTATCAAGTACCCCAGATTTAAGATTATCTACTTCAATGTTAGATACAGTATTATTATCTGCATCAATTGTTTTATTTGTTAATGTATCAGTAGTATCACGTCCTACAAGAGTGTCTGTGCTAGTAGGTAGAGTAACAGTGCCTGTGTTACTAATGCTACTAATAACAGGGCTTGTAAGCGTTTTATTAGTTAGTGTCTGTGCGCCTGTAAGGGTGGCTACAGTGCTATCTATGTCAAAGGTTACTGTATTACCAGAGCCAGATGTATCAATACCTGTACCGCCTGTAAACGTCAGCGTTTCACTATCTAGGTCAATAGATAGTGCGCCACCTGTGTCTGCTTGGAAATCTAAGTCTTCAGCAGTGAGTTGTGTATCTACATAATCTTTAACAGCAGCAGTAGTAGGTAAGCTAGTATCATTGTCGCTAGATGCCAGCCCTTCTGTTTCTGTTACAATTGCAGTACCTTTGAAGTTATCAACCTCAATATTAGATACAGTATTATTGTCTACATCAATAGTTTTATTGGTGAGTGTTTGTGTGTCTGTAAGTGTAGCAACAGTGCTGTCAATAGCAAAGGTAACAGCATTACCAGCACCACTAGTATCAATACCAGTGCCACCAGTGAAAGTAAGTGACTCACTATCCAAGTCAATGTTAAGTGCGCCACCTGTGTCAGCTTGGAAGTCCAAGTCTTGTGCAGTAACTTGTGCATCTACATATGCCTTGATAGACTGCTGAGTAGCCAGCGCAGTAGCACTGTCAGAAGTCATAGTGTCTTCATCAAGGATATCTGTAACAGTTGTAGTTGGCATAGCCAGACCATCAATAGTGGCTGTACCATCCAAATACAAATCTTTAAACTGTAAGCTGCTTGTACCTAAGTCAACATCGTTATTTGTAACAGGAACAATGACACCATCCTGAACACGGAACTGTTCAGTGGATACGGAAGATACATCTACAAAAAAACCTACACGATTGTTTGTATCATCTACAACAACTTTGTTAATAGGTGTAGCAACACCGGGGTCACCAATCAAGCCAATGACTGGACCTTCAGCAGCAGTACCATCATGAGAGTGGCCTGTGGTATTAGAGAATGTGGCTACGAGTTGGTCAAACTCATCATTACTGTCGGCAGCATTAATAATGTCACCGTCAGTATAAGTAGACTGTCTGGTATAACCTGCCATTAGCGTCTTGCTCCTGCATCAAATTCTAGCTGAAAACCCTTGAGTGTGTACGGTGCAGATACAGCATTGTCTACAACCCTCATAGCCACTGAGAAACCACTACCCTCTACAGGTTGTCTAATCAGTGGGTTTGTCTGACCACCATATGTTGCTGTACCATAGTTTGATGTGCCGTACAAAGCAACGACAGTAGAACTGTCAAATGGATAAGCCGCTGGACGTGGTACGTTTGGTGATTCGTAGTCATACCTTAAAAACAAATCAGCACTAATTGTACCTGTTGGTGCGTAATTAATAATTACACGCTGAAAGTTCTTACGAATACCTGCATCACCCATCACCAAGTCTGGAGAACGATACCGCCCAATAATAGTGTTACCGTCAAAGTCATTTCCCTTTTCTTGACGATATACATAACCATCAAAACCGCCATGCAAAATAAATGTTTCACCCGTAGCTGTAATAAAGTCTGTACAAGCAGGTTGAATACCCTTTATTTCACCAAACTCATATGAATCGCCCTTACGCACACAGATAACGCCTTTGGTAGTTGCACGTGTTTTATTTGTGCTGTCTACAAAAAAGATACGATACTGCGTCTTATCAGGAATAACTACGCTTTCAAACTCATCTACGTCAATCAAACCTTCAAAGCGTTCTTGCACAGCACGGCTAATTGTACCAAGTTCCACGTCACCGATTCTCTCAGTACCAGCAACTGTGCGCAGTCCATCTGGTCCTAAGAAGATAAGGTCACCTGCAAATTCCTGAATGGTGTCACCGTTTAGACAACCAATCTCTCGTGTAACAGGTTGAAGAACAAAGTCTGCAATAGTGTTACCCTGCAAGCGGAAGATACGTTCTTCACAGAAAATATATAACTGGTCACGGAAAGGAAACAGTCCAGTAACATTGCTGTCTACTTTGATGCTACCTGCGCCATTAGCAGTACTAAAGTCGTCATCAGTAAACGGAGCAGTAAATACCAATTCTTGTGGTGTAGATGACATACCCGCAAAGAACAGTGCGTCCTTGTGTCCTACCACATACTGTGGGTCACTTGGTGCGCCACTTGCGTTAAGGTCAGTAACAGTAGTGCCATCATACTTGGACGCATGATTTGCACCGTCTGCCCATACGATATAATCTGTACCAGCCAAATTGTAACGGAAGTGCGTATACTTTCCAGCATTAGTTCTGCCTGAATCAATCTGTGTCCAACTACCTGTAGTGCCAGCCTTATATACTTTTTCGCCTCTAGCAGCAATTATGTCCCCTTCAAAATAAGCAGACATTAGTACTGCTTCATTAGCTGAAGATGTTTGCGGAACAATATTACTATTCCATTTTTCGTATCCGTTGATACGCCTATAACCACCTTTAGTATCAGGCTCAAAGTTTTCTAACTCAAGAGCCATGCCCGGTTGCATTGTAAAGGTAGACTGGTCAAGAACTAGGCCACCCTGACAGGCAAACACATAAGGGCTTAGTTGCGCTTCATCTGCCATGTGTCACCTAAAACATTGCTGTGTTAATGCCGTACCTTTGTGAGTGCGGAATATAAGTTGACCGTACATAATCAGTTCGGTTTAGAAGGATTGACTGCATGTGCTTAATACCTTCCTCAAACCTAGCAAAGTTAATGCCGTATTGCTGTGCTTCACCACGATACTGATACCCATATGCAGTTGCACCATCTACAATAACCTGTCTATATTGTTCTGGTATAGTTGGTACATCTGTTGGTTGGGCTAAAGCGGTAGGCTTATCAAAGTATTCAAACTTTAGTTCGTATGCTGCATCAGGATAAGGATACAGACCATAATTATTATCAGGTGTTCTAAACACAAAAATAGGCACACCGCCTACACCTGTTGTACTTTCTTGGTCAATAAATCTATCTACATATTCTTTGTAGTCTAGCACTCGTAAAGTCGTACCTGCTACACCAAGATTATTATCTTTTGATA